GGTCAGGTGGCTGCCGGTATCCGCGGTATCCTGGATGCCTCCTCCAAGCGTGAGATGTCGATCCTTCGTCGTCTGGCTCAAGGTATGGAAGAGATCGGCCGCAAGATCATCTCGATGAATGGCGCCTTTCTTTCTGAGGAAGAAGTGATCCAGGTGACGAATGAGAAGTTCGTCAAGATCAGCCGTGAAGATCTGCTGGGTGAGTTCAATCTCAAAGTGGATATTGCCACCACAGAAGTGGACGAAGCCAAAGCACAAGATCTGGGCTTCATGCTACAGACTCTGGGCAACACAGTGCCCTTCGAGATCACCAAGAACATCCTCATGGAAATCGCCAGACTGAAGCGGATGCCTCGTCTGGTTCACATGATCGAACAGTTCCAGCCCCAGCCTGATCCTCTCGAGGAGAAAAAGAAAGAGCTCGAGATTGCCATGCTTGAGCTGGAGCTCAGTGAGATCCAGTCCAAGATTGCACTGAACCAGGCAAAGACCCAAGAGACTCTGGCTGATGCCCGTAAGACAAGCAGTGAAGCGGATCTGAACGATCTGGACTTCATCGAGCAAGAAACTGGCACCAAGCATGCCCGTGATATGGACAAGCAAGGTGCTCAGGCCGAAGCCAACCAACAGACTGAGATCATTAAAGGAATTCTCAATCCCAAGGAAGGCTCCGGCAAAAACCAGGTAGCAGAAGCGGTCGGATACCAAAACTTCGCTTCAAGGTTGACACCGTAACCTACTTGGGTGGTATTATCACACCACATCACACCGAACCAAAGCAAACCCCTAACCTGACGACACTGAGGATCAAAAAATGACAGGCAATGACCAAGTGCAGCAGATCGAGCTCTCGATCGAAGAAGCACGCAAGATCGTGAAGCGCCGTGACATGGCGCAGAAGCTGGCCAGCAACCGGGAGTTCCGGAAGCTGATCCTGGAATTCTACTTTGTGGATGAAGCTGCCCGTCTCGTTGGCCTTCTGTCGGAAGAAGAGACCAAAGCGAACCGGGAAGATATCCAGGACATGATGAAGGGTATCGCCTACTTGCGCCTGTTCCTGCGTCAGACGATTCAGATGGGTAACATCGCCGCTGCTGAGCTTGCAGACCTCAACGAGGCTCTGGACGAGATCAACGAAGAAGAAGACCTGGATCAAGAAGACCAGGACGACGATGAGAGCGAGGTCTGATCATGGCCGGTGAAAACGACGAGATCGACTACGACGGCATGTCGGACGAAGAGTTCCTGAATGCCACCTTCACTGCTGACGACAAGGCAGAGGAGATCGACAACGACTGGGAAGATGAACCCCGTGGTGGGATCCTGGAAGATATGCTCGATGCTGCTCCGGCTCAGACCGAAGCCTCCGACGAAGCAGATGAAGATGATCAGTCTGAGGCCAAACAGGCTGAGGGAGGCGACAAGCCGACCGATGAGCCTGTGAAGGCCGAAGACGGTGATGACAAAGATCCAGATCACACCACACCACACCAAAGCACGGACGACACCGCCGAGGAGAAGGATCCGGCTGGTGAGAGTGAGGGTGAAGAAAGTGCGAAGGCTGACGGGGAGACCGATTACAAGGCTCTCTACGAGCAGCTCATGCGCCCGTTCAAAGCCAACGGCAAGGAGTTCAAACCGGCCTCTCCTGAAGAGGCCATGCAGCTCATGCAGATGGGCGCGAACTACACCAAGAAGATGCAGAGTCTGAAGCCCAACCTGCGCATGATGCGCATGCTGGACAATCACGGTCTTCTTGATGAGTCCAAGATCAGCTTCCTGATTGACCTGAACCGGAAAGATCCGAAGGCCATTCAGAAGCTCCTTCACGAGGGAAAGATTGATCCGCTCGAGATCGATACTTCCACCGAACCGGCCTACACGCCTGGAAATCACAGTGTTTCAGATCAGGAATTGGCCTTCCACGATGTCATCCAGGACGTTGGTTCCACGGATGACGGAAAGAAGACAATCAGCCATGTGAACACGCACTGGGATCACGCCAGCAAGCAGGCCATCTTCGCAGAACCGGCCATCCTGGCTCATATCAACGAACAGCGCAGCAATGGCATTTATGATGTTATCTCTGCTGAGATTGAGCGTCAGAAGACACTCGGAAATCTGCAAAACGTCCCGTTCATCCAAGCCTACCGTGACGTCGGTAATCGGCTCCATGCTGAAGGCAAATTCGGTCCTGTTCCTGGCTCAACGGCGCCTGCAACGCCTGAGAATACCAAGACAGACCTGAAGGCGCGTCAAGTCGTGGACACCCGGCCCGCACAGCCACGCAAGCAGATCTCAAATGGTGACAAAGCTCGGGCGGCCTCGGCCAGTCCGAAGACCTCCCAAACCCGGAAGACCAACTTCGATCCGCTCGCAATGTCGGACGAAGAGATCATGGCCATTCCAGTCCCCCACGCTCTTTGAGCACCATGAAAGCTGAATGAATGCACCAGTATAACGACCCCGCAGGCGGCACGCCGTCTGACATCGAAGGAGCAGGCAGCTCCCAGATGAACACCTTCTTCTGGCAGCGCCGTGCGCTGATTGAAGCCCAGAAGGAAATGTTCTTCACGCCGCTGGCTGACGTGACCAAGATGCCGAAGCACTACGGCAAGAAGATCAAGGTCTACCACTACATCCCTCTCCTGGATGACCGCAACGTCAACGACCAGGGCCTGGATGCGTCCGGCGCTGTCATCGCTGACGGCAACCTCTATGGTTCGTCCAAGGACATTGGCTCGATCACCGGCAAACTGCCGACCCTGACCGAGACCGGTGGCCGTGTGAACCGTGTTGGTTTCACCCGTCTCCAGATCGAAGGCCACCTGGAAAAGTTCGGTATCTTCACCGAGTTCACCCAGGAAAGCTTCGACTTTGACTCGGACTCCGAGCTCTACAGCCACATCAGTCGCGAGCTGGTGACAGGCGCAACCCAGCTCACCGAAGCCGTGCTCCAGAAAGACCTTCTGGCCGGTGCAGGTGTGGTGATCTACACCGGGGCAGCCACCCAGGACAGCGAGATCACCGGCGAAGGTGCCGATCCCTCGATCGTGACCTACGAAGATCTGATGCGTCTGGCGAAGATCCTGACCGACAACCGGACCCCGAAGCAGACCAAGATCATCACTGGTTCGCGCATGATCGACACCAAGACGATCGACTCGGGCCGGGTGCTCTACATTGGTTCGGAGCTGGAATCCATCGTCAAGGGCATGACCGACCTCTTCGGAGATCCGGCATTCATCCCGACCCACAAGTATGCCAATGCTGGCACCATTCTGAACGGCGAGATCGGCACTGTCGATCAGTTCCGTATCGTTGTGGTTCCGGAAATGCTGCACTGGGCCGGTGCTGGTGCTGCGGTTGTGGCCAACCCCGGCTACATGGAGACCGGTGGCAACTACGACGTCTACCCGATGCTCTGCGTCGGTGACGGCTCGTTCACCACGATCGGTTTCCAGACCGGTGGCAAGATGATGAAGTTCAAGATCACCACCAAGATGCCTGGTCGTGAGACGGCTGACCGGAACGACCCCTATGGGGAGACCGGCTTCAGCTCGATCAAGTGGTATTACGGCAAGATGATCCTGCGCTCCGAGCGTCTGGGCCTCGTCAAGACCCTGGCCAAGATCTGATCGGTCTAAGCCTTGAACCAGGGGGCAAGTCCCCCTGGTTTTCCCCTTCCCTCCCAAAGTGACCTTGAGGATCAAGCCATGAACGACCAAACGACTGTGAGTGCTGACGACGACTTCGTGAGCGATCTCCCCAAGCCCGATGAGCTGGCCACGCTGAAAGAGCGTGCCAATGTCATGGGCATCAAGTTTTCCCCCAACATCGGTGCTGAGGCTCTCCGCCAGCGCATCAAGGAACATCTGGAAGGCACTTCCTCGGCCGAAGAGGAAAAGGCCGGTGAAGCTGTGGACGGTGCTCAGGCAGAGGCTCCTCTGACCAAGAGCCAGATCCGAGCCAAGATGATCAAGGAAGAGATGCGCCAGATCCGTATCCGGATCTCCTGCCTCAACCCTGACAAGGCCGCACTCCAGGGTGAGATCTTGTGTGTGGCCAACAAGTATCTGGGCGAAGTGAAGAAATTCATCCCCTTCGGTGAAGCCACCGATGACGGGTATCACGTGCCCTACATTCTCTACAAGCTTCTGAAATCCAGGAAGTTCCTGCACGTCAAGACCAGCCGAAACCGCCAGACCGGTCAGATTGATGTCACCCAGCGTTGGGTTCCTGAATTCGCCATCGAAGTTCTTCCCCAGTTGACCAAGGAAGAGCTGAAAGACCTTGCAGCCGCGCAAGCAGCAGCAGGTGGCGTCAACTGATCCTCATGACGCCATAATCCCCCTGGCCTTGTTCCGACCAAGGTTGGGGGGATGCCTCATGAGAAAGAAAGGTGAGAAGATGAAAGTTTATTACGGAACCAGGTGCCTGAAAGCCACGGCTATGAACCGCCTGGATTACAACACATACCGGGGCTGGAAGCTTCCTGATGATGATGAGAATGGCTGGGACCAGGGCTACCTGGTCGAGGATCTCTCCAGCAACCTGAAAAACCATGTCGCACATGATGGCTACATTTCCTGGCTCCCCAAAGAAGAGTTCGAGCGGACCTACAAGGTCTCCGGACAGATGAGCTTTGGGCATGCACTTGAAGCTCTCAAAGCTGGTGAACGTATTGCTCGTGCAGGCTGGAACGGCAAAGACATGTGGCTGGCCCTCTCCTGCGCTGAAACACGTCTGGTTCCTGCTAATGGCTTCTCGTCGCCTCAGAACCGGGCTTGGGCACACCAGAACGGTGGCTCTGCCAAGGTGCTCCCGTCGATCACTATGAAGACTGCTGATGGGTCCATCCTGATGGGCTGGTTGGCTTCACAGAGTGACATGCTGAGCGACGATTGGATGATCGTCAGCTAAGTCACACCACCCCATATCAAAGCAAAGAGGATCTTGAAAATGAAGCTTACGCCCGAATTGATCGACGCAATGATCGACGAGACAGAATACCTGGAAAGCACTGTTGCTCCGACCCTGACGGTCTGTGTGCTGAAGCTGAAAAACGGCTGTGTCGTGATCGGTGAGAGCAACGTGATCATGCCCGAAAACTTCAACCAGGAAATGGGCCGAGCAGTGGCCTTCAGTAATGCCAAAGAGAAGATCTGGGGGCTCGAAGGCTACGCCATCAAGCGAGCCATGAAGTCCTAACTCCCTGGTTCCAGGCACCTAACGAGCAGATAGCACAGAAGAAAGAGACACCATGTCAGTAGACGGAACATCGAA